ATGCGCTACGGCGATGACGTCGAGCTCAAGGGAGATGTTCGCGTCGTGGCGCGTGGCGTCAACGCGCTGATCGCCAAGGAAGCCGCCCAGGTGCGGCGCAACGAGTTCCTGAACATCGCGCTGACCAACCCGATCGTGAGCCAGATCGTGGGCGAGGAGGCGATCGCCGACTTGCTGCGCGAGACTGCCAAGACGCTGGACATGAATACCGGCCGGATCGTCCCCACCCCCGAGAAGCTCCGCGCCCGTATGGCCATGATGCAGATGGCCGCCATGCAGCAGCCACAGATGGCGCAGGGTCCGCAGACCATGCCGCAGAACGGCCAGACGCTTCAGGACGGAGCGCCAGTTACTGACAACTTCGCCCCCATGCGGGGTGCATGAGGAGAGAGATATGGGATTCAAACTGTTGAGCTACGCAGCCACGGCCGGTAACGTGGATGCTACGTTTACCGTTCCTTACGGCAAGGACTATCGGGTGCTGTATGGCCAGGTGGTGCTCACGACTAACGCCACAGTGGCCAGCCGTCGGGTTCAGATACAGGTCCTCGATCCGACCGATGCGGTTGTCTTCTACTTCCACGCGGGCACGACCATCCCGGAGTCGCAGACCAATCAGCAGATGTGCTTCATGCAGGGTGTCCCCCGTGAGACAGCGCTGATTGGCGGCTCGCTGCTGGTACCGATCGGACTGGATCTGGTCGTGCCACCCGGCTATAAGTTGAATGTAAACGTGGACGCCGGCGTAGCGGGTGATTCGCACGTCGGATATTTCATGGTCGAAGAGAAGTAACGCAAGCCCATGACCGCGGCCAAGCCGAAGCCCAAATCGCGGAAGTCCACTGTCGTTATGCCGCCGGATACTTGCGGCGGTTGTTACTTCTGTCATCCGCATCTGGACGATGAGGCCTGGCGGCTCTGCCTGGCGCTGCCGCCGCTCCCGGTAGTGGGGATCGACGGCAATGGCATGTGGCCACGGGGCGGGGAAGTCCAGCCGGATGAGCCGCGTTGCATTTTCTTCATGCCCAAGGCTGGGGTGCAGTGAGCGCCAACCAAAAATCCTGCTCTGACGAAGAGTTCCTCCGGCTGTGGGGGGAGCATCGCAGCGCAGCCAAGCTCGCGAAAATCTTGGGCATTGGAGAGCGGCGGGTTCACACCAGGCGACGGCAGATTGAAAAGACCTGGGGCATCCGCCTTGACTCGGGCCAGAGCCAGCGGTTGCTCCACTACGAGCTGGACCAGCACCCGGCGATCAAGCCCCTGGAAGTGGAGAACGGTGTCGTCCTGGTGGGTTCGGACGCTCACTACTGGCCTGGCATGATTAGTACAGCACACAAGGCATTCGTAGCCTTCATCAAGGCGATGCAGCCGGCGGCTGTGATCTTGAACGGTGACGTTCTGGACGGCGCGACGATCTCCCGCTTCGCGCCGATTGGCTGGACTGACGCCGACAAACCCAGCCTGGTGCAGGAGCTTGAGACCTGTCAGGAGCGCCTGACTGAGATCGAGGATGCGTGCAGTAAAGGCACGCACAAGATCTGGACCCTGGGCAACCACGACGGCCGTTTCGAAACCAAGCTTGCCACGGCCGCGCCGCAGTTCGTCAAGATCCGCGGCTATCACCTGAAGGATCATTTCCCGGCATGGAAGTCGGCCTGGATGTGCTCGATCAACAACGACGTGATGGTCAAGCACCGGCTGAAGGGCGGCATCCACGCTGCGCATAACAACACGGTCAATGCCGGCAAGACCATGGTGACGGGGCATCTGCACTCGCTCAAGGTCACGCCGTTCTCCGACTACAATGGGACGCGTTATGGGGTGGATACAGGCACGCTGGCGGATTGCTACGGCCCTCAGACATCCGATTATACGGAGCTGTCGCCCGTGAACTGGCGATCTGGTTTCGTGGCGCTGACCTTCCGCGACGGTAAGCTGTTGTGGCCCGAGATAGTGAGCGTGCACGCGCCGGGGGTTGTCGACTTCCGCGGCGATTTGCACGAGGTGGGTTGACAGTGATGTGTTTACATGATATCACGTGCGTATGAATGACAGAGCAGTGCTTGAAGCGCTTTTGCGTGTACGCAGCGAACCGGGCCTGGCGGCGTATCGCCAGCACCTGGAAAAGCGGCACCAAGACGCGAGCGCCATGCTCGGGGCTGTGACGGACGTCAACCAGATGCTCCGTTTGCAGGGCCGGGTGCAGGCCATGAAGGAGCTGCTCGACGAGATTGAAAGCGTGGTGACACGCTTGCAGGGACCCAGGCAGGTAGTTACTGGACCTCGCCCTGGGATTATGTGAAGTAGCAGACCATAGGGAACCAGCAGACCGTGAAGTCGGCGTTGGATAACCGAGTTGGCGTGAAAGGAAACAGTAAATGACCGCAGCATTGCCGAAGGCCGTAAAGGCCCAGTTGGAACAAGCCGAGCAGATCGAGAAGGCGCTCGCCGCGAAGAACGCTCCCCAGGAGCCGGAACCGCCCGTCGAGCCTCCCGAGACCGAACCGCCCGCCGAACCCCAGCAGCAAGCTGCGCCGGAACCGGTGGCAACGCCGCCCGGCAGTGAACCCGACATCCATGAGCGGTACATTTCGCTCAAGGGCAAGTATGACGCTGAAGTGCCGCGGCTGGTCGAAGGACTCCGCGAACGCGACAGGCAGATTACCGAGCTCAGCGAGCGGATGAAACAGCTCGAGCAGAAGTCGGCGGAACCGCCCAAGGCAGATCCCCTGGTATCCGACAAAGACGTTGAAGCCTTTGGCGACGACATGATTGACCTGGTGCGCCGTGCGGCGCGCGAGGAATTTGGGCGGCTCGCAGGTCCGATGCTGGCAGAAATCCGAAAGGAACTGACCCCGGTTCGCGAGCAGGTGAGCACGGTGATAAACCGACAGAAACTCACCGAGGAAGACAGGTTTTACCAGACGTTGGCTGGTCTGGTCCCAGATTGGGAACAGATCAATGCGGATCAGCGTTGGCTGGAGTGGCTGGGCGAGATCGATCCCCTCGTGGGCGATGTCCGTCAGGCCGCACTGGACACCGCGTTCCGGGCCATGGACGCCAAGCGTACCGCGGCCATCTTCAACACCTGGAAAGCCCAGTTCCAACCCAGGGTCAAGTCGCCAGTCCAGGAGCTCCAGCGTCAGGTTTCACCCTCGAAGTCTGGCGCTAGCGCGCCGGTGCAGCCTGCTGCGAAGATATGGACGAACGCTGAGTACCAAGCGGCCTTCGATCCTCGCTTGACCCGCCACATGAGCGCGGCCGAGATCGCAAGTTTGCAGGCGGAAGCCGACCGCGCAGCCCAGGAGAACCGCGTACGCTGGTGATTGTCGGGGGTGAAAGTGTTTACGAGTAAACAAATACTTTCACGAGGTTAAACATGGCAACCATTACCGCTTCCGAAGCCCTCATTGGGCAAGTGGGTGACTTCAACGGCGTCAACTACTCCGGCGCCTTCATTCCGACCCTGTGGTCGAGCAAGCTCAACGCCAAGTTCTACGCGGCGAGCGTGTTCGGCGAGATCGCCAACACTGACTGGGAAGGCGAGATCAAGGGCCTGGGTGACAAGATCGTCATCAACAACGTCCCCGACATCGCCATCAGCACCTACAGCATCGGCACCACGCTGACCTACGCCGTCCCGGCGCCCTCCACCCTGGAGCTGTCGATCGACAAGGCCAAGTATTTCGCCTTCCAGGTCAACGACGTGCTGGTGCATCAGTCCCAGCCCAAGATGATGGACGTGTTCAGCAACGATGCGTCGCAGCAGATGAAAATCGCTGTGGACTCCAACGTGCTGTACAACACCTGGAACCAGGCCGCTGCCGCCAACGTCGGCGCAACCGCCGGCGCCAAGTCCGCCAGCTACAACCTGGGCACCGATACGGCTCCGCTCTCCCTGACTGCGTCCAACGTGCTGTCTACCCTGACCGCCATGGCCGCCGTGCTGGACGAGCAGAACATCCCCGAGACCGACCGTTACCTGCTGATCGACCCGGCTACCCGCCAGGTGCTGATGCAGTCCAACCTGGCCCAGGCCCAGTTCATGGGCGATAGCCAGTCCATGGTGCGCAACGGCAAGATCGGCGTGATCGACCGCTTCACCGTCTACGTGACCAATCAGCTGCCGAAAGCCGCTGCGGGTACCGATACGCCGTATACATCTGGCGACGGCACTGAAAGCAGCATCACTTCGCTGGGCGACAACAAGCGCCGCATCATCGTCGCGGGTCACAAGAGCGCGATCACCTTCGCTTCCCAGATGACCAAGATGGAGACCGTGCGTAATCCCAGCGACTTCGGCGACTTCGTCCGCGGCCTCAACGTGTACGGATTTAAAGTCTGCAAGGGCACGGCGCTCACGTATGCGGTGGTGAGCTAGCGATGACGGCCTTGCACATCTGCTCCAAGTGCAAGCAGACGTTGGGCGCGGAAATGTTCAGTAAGAGCAAGAAGCAGCCCAACGGCCTCAACTCGTACTGCAAGCCGTGCATGGCCCGATATGCCCTAATTATGAAAGGATGAGAGATGGCTTTGAAAAAAGAACTTGTGGCTGGCGGAGTGGCTAACTCGACCGCCGACGCCTTTGGTGGCACGGTCACCACCGGGCTCACCGCCTTCGCGGGCGGGGGGCAAGCAAGCGCCACACCCCTGACTGGTGTGTCCAACGTGGTTGCAGTCTGCGCCACGGCTGGCGACAGCGTCCTCCTGCCCAAAGCAGACAAAGGCGACGAAGTCTGGGTGCGCAACAACGGCGCAGCTTCGTGCAACGTGTTCCCGCGCTCCGGCGGAGCGGTCAACGGCGCAGCCGCGGACGCTGCGTTTGCCGTCGCCGCGGCAAAGACTGCGGTGTTCAAGTGCTTCGGCACAGACACTTGGCTGGCATCACTGTCAGCTTGACGACTGGGGGCTCCGGCCCCCGTCTACAACGAGGACAAACATGCACACATTCAAGTCGGTGATTGAGAAGTTGGGCCCGGGCGCGCAGATGGTAGGCGGCTCGGTGATCGTCCTGCAGGACAACAAGCATGTGTTGGTCGGCCGCGTCTCCCCGGAGACCGGATCGTTCGTGCTGACACCCGCTGGCCTGGCGCTGATGAACGCGCCTGAGGCTGCGGAAGAACCTGTCGATAAACCCGTTGTCGCCAAAGGCGCGGCCAAGGTCAAGGCCCCGGCGCGGCGCACTGCATCGGTAGAGATACCCCCGATGGTCGACGCCGTGTCTGACGCCGGTGATCTATCCGGCGACTTGGGCGACATCAGCTTCGACGAATAAACATGGCGGCGCTCACGGCCTTTCTCAAGCACGTGCAACCGGAAGTCCCGGTCTGCCCCCAGCCGATTGTGCTGGAGGCGATATTGCGCGCGAGTATTGAGTTCTGTGAGCGCACCCGCCTGTTCGACGAGACGGTGTCGGTGACGACGACGGCCGGGAATTCCGAGTACACCTTGGGTGTAACTTCCGGCTACACGGCGCACGATATCCTCTACGTCAAGAAAACCAGCGACGATACTTACCTTGGCGCGTCTAAGCGCGAGGAGTTCGACGCGAGCAACACCTATACCGACGACGGCGAACCGACGGCGTACTACCTGACGGCGACTGGCAAGCTCAAGCTCGGCCCGGTACCGACCGCCAGCGATCTGGATACCTATTCGGTCAAGCTCATTATCAAACCGTCGGCGAGCGCCGCCGCCGTACCAGATGCGTTGGTCGATCATTGGGCGCTGACCATCGCCGCCGGCGCCAAGGCGTTCCTGTATGGACAAAAGAATACCGCCTGGTATGCACCAGACGAAGAGCTAAAAAAAGGCAATGTTTTCACGTCCGGTATCAACCGGGCCAAAGCCGAGTTGAATCTGGGGCGTAGCGGAACACCGACGCAGGTGGCCATGCGGCCGTTTGCATAGGGGGTTGGGTATGTTGTCTGAAGACGAAGCTATCGTGAAACGAATCGTCAAGGAAGAAATCGCTGAGCACCGTGAGGCCGTCGAAGATCGGATGAATCTGATGCACGGCGACATCTCCGTGTTGCGCCAGGACATGCACAAGATCGCCAGCACGGTCTCCGAGATGAATGTCTCCCTGCAGAAAATTGCCGCCAATTCGGCGGCCCTGGCCGACTGGTCGCAGACCTGGGTCAAGGTCAAGAATTTCTGGGACGTCATCAACTGGTTTAAGAAGAACTGGTTCGTGTTTGCCCTTCTGGGCGGGCTTATCTATGTGGCCCTGTGGTTCTTGGGTGTGCGTGTACAACTCAAATGATCAGCCCGCGCGCCGCCATCGCTACGCTCTCGATCTCCGCCAGTCTATTGGTAGGTATCGCCCTGCACGAAGGCTATCGCGGCGAAGCCTATGTTCCGGTCAAAGGCGATGTGCCGACCATCGGCTTCGGCCAGACGGAAGGGGTGAAACCAGGTGAAAAGACCACCCCAGAGCGCGCATTGGTGAGGCTGTTGGCAGACGCCAACTCCCACAGCGAAGGCATCAAGGCCTGTATCAAGGTGCCGCTTCACCAATACGAGTTCGATGCTTACTCCAGCCTGGCCTACAACATTGGGGTGGGGGCTTTCTGTTCTTCCACCTTGGTCAAGAAACTGAACGCCGGCGAGTACTTCGAAGCCTGCGCGCAGATCTTGCGCTGGACTTATTTCAACGGCCGTGACTGCCGCGACTTGAAGAACCGCTGCCGCGGGCTGGCGGAACGGCGCGACGCCGAGTACGCGATGTGCACGGGGGAGGCATGAACATTTTTGATCTTGCCGCCCACCTGCAGCGGTTCTGGAACTGGCTGGTCAGGAAGTGGGCTGAGGCGCACGGCGTCGACACGAGCGAGTGGGAGAAATGATGTTTGGTCTGATCCCCGCACCATACAAGATTTACGCGTTCGCCGCCGGCGCGCTGCTGATCGCCGCTGTCTCGGCTACTGCCGGTTGGCGGCTGCGGGATGTATTTGCCGACCGCGACACCGCCCAGCTCGAACTTTCTTACGAGCGCGGCCGGCTGGTCCAGGCCGAAGCGATTGCCAAGAACAAGGACAAGGCGCGCGCGGCCGAAGCCGCCGAACGTGCCGCCAACCAACAGATAGAGGTACGAGCCCATGAGAACGCTAAACGCACAAACCAGATCCTGGCTGAGAACCGCCGTCTTGCTTGGGAGCTTGGCGGGCTGCGCGACCCCGGCCACCGTCCAAGTAGCACAAACCTGCCCGGAGAAGCAGGCACCCCCCGCCATCCTGAAAACGGAACCGCCGAAGGCCGACTTTCAGCAGAGGCTACGGAGTTTCTTCTTGAATTCGCCGCCCAATGCGACGCAGCCGCCATCTACGCCCAAGCCGGGCACGAATACGCCAACCGGAAAGTAGGGGAGTGACATGGCCGACATCGCCGATCGCGCACAGGACGAGATGGAAAAACTGGATGAATTGCGCGGACCGCGCACGCCGTATGAGGTCCCCCCCGGCGTGGAAGGCGACTGCGACATGTGTGGTGAATGGTCGGGCCGTCTGGTCGGCGGCTTCTGCGCCCCGTGCAGAGATAAGTTGGCTCGTATATCGGGTCGGATTGAATAGAGGAAGAATAACATGCTCACTACTGCTTGTAAGAATTTGATGCTGGACGCGTTCGGGGTGACACACCTGTCCCTCCATACGGCTTACAGCTCGACTGGCACCAACGAAGTGTCGGGCGGTTCCCCCGCCTACGCCCGCAAGGCGGCGTCGTTCTCGGCAGCCGCAGATGAATCGAAGGCGCTATCTGCGACGGTAACTTTCGACATCCCTGCGGCGACAACTTGTAAATACGTCGGCATGTGGACGGCGTTGACGGGCGGTACGTTCTTGGGCATGTCGGCCCTGGCTGGCACTGAACTGGAATTTTTCTGCGATTTGGTGAATAACAAGATCCTTTTGCCGGGGCACACCCTGGTGAATGGAAACACGGTCGTGTTCTATGGTGGCACGCCGCCCGGGGGTCTCACTGAGGCAACTGAATATTTCGTTGTCGGATCTGCGGCCAACGAGTTTCAGGTGTCGGCGACCTCGGGTGGCGCGGCGATCGACCTCACTGCACAGGCGGCCGGTAAGTGCATTGTTTCCAAGATCGTACCAGAGGCGTTTGGCGGGCAAGGCAGCCTGCAGATCACCGCGTTGACCACTTCCCTGACAGCCTGATGAATCATGACAATCGGTGCTTATAACAGCTACGGCGTAAACGAAGCCCAATACAACGGGTTCGTTACTGAGTACACGTTTGCGAGCGCAGCCGCTGGCGCCGTCGCCGCCCTAGCTGACGCGAAGATTGTTGCGAAGACTGCCGCATGTGCGCTCGGTTCCGTTGTAACAAACGCCGTCGCAAAGGTTATGGCTGACACAAGTGCCGTGTTGTCCGGGGTCAGTATGAGCGACACGGCGACCAAGGTGCTCCCAGCAGTGGTCGGCGGCGTGTCGGGGGTTGTGTGCGCTCTGACCGATTATGTCACGCGTCGCGCCACCGGAGACAACATTTCCGGGCTTGCGTTGATGTCTCTTGAGATCGCCCAGATCTTGCGCGCGGTCATTAACCGAACGGAAAGCTACGCCGGACTGACTTCTGGCGCTGCCAAGGCGGGCTTGAGTAGTAACAGCGTCTACGCTGGGCTCGATCAACCGAGGACACTGTAACATGGGACTGCAACTGACCGACTCGATCACCGTAGCCAGGGGGGTGCTCCAGGATACGGATTCGACCAATTACCGCTACTCCAGCGCCGACCTGCTGCTGTACGCCAATGACGCCCTGGATGCCATGACCCTGTTGGCGCCGAGGCTGTTCTATACCGACGGCGACGTGACCTGTATTGAGGGCAGCGCGCTGCAAACCATCTCGTTTGACGACGCTCTGTCCCTAGTGAAGGTACGCCGCATCAAGAACGGCAACGCCGTTGTCCAGGCGGACTCGGAGATCCTGGATGCGTTCGACTCCTCCTGGCAGGAAGTCGCTAACGCCGCGGCAGTCAACTGGTTCCCGGTGGCCGACGACCCCATGCGGTTCATGATTTACCCGCCGGCGCCGACCGGGCAGATTCTCGAGGTGGTTTATGTACGCATTCCATCTGAGTACGCGTTAACAGATGACACCGGTCTACCGACCACCTACAAGGACGCGGTAGCGGACTACATCGTGTACCGGGCGGAGTCGAGGGACGACGAACACGTGAATAGCAACCGGGCGGCGCAGTTTCTGACGTCGTTTGAGCAGAAAGTGAAAGGAGCCTGATATGGCCTATGTATCGAAGAACAACGCTTACTCGACCTTGGCGGCCGGGATCACCAACGCAGCGACGTCGCTGCAGGTGGCTGCCGGCCACGGCGACCGGTTTCCGGTTGTTGCTGGAAGTGATTACACGTATGTAACTCTCGAAGATACCTCGGGCAACATCGAGATCGTCAAGGTCACGGCCCGTGCTTCTGCTTCCGACACCATGACCATCGTCCGCGCGCAAGAGGGTACGACCGCCCGCGCCTGGAACTCTGGAGATGTGGTCGAGCACCGGCTCACCGCCGGCGTCATGGAGGCGGGGCTGAATGCGGCGAACGACCTGACTGCCCACCTCAACGACACAACCGCCGCCCACGCTGCTTCCGCGATCAGCTACGCCGGCAGCGCCGGTCTCTCGGCGACTGACGTCGAAGCCGCGCTGGACGAGTTGGACAGCGAGAAAGCCGCTGCTGCTGACCTGACTGCCCACCTCAACGACACAACCGCCGCCCACGCCGCCAGCGCGATCAGCTATGCCGGCGGAACTGGCATGTCCGCGACCGATGTAGAGGCCGCCATTGATGAACTGGCGACAGAAAAGCTCAACGCGGCGGATGCGTTTCTAAACAACGTCCTCGCCAAGACCGCCGCCTATACCGTAGTCGCGGCTGATCGCGGCAAGCTCATCGACTGCGACGGCACGTTTCCCTTGAGCTTGACCGCAGCCGCCACGCTGGGCGCGGGTTTTACATTTGCCGTGCGCAACTCAGGCACCGGCACCATCACCATCGACCCAGACCTGTCTGAGCAGATCGACGGCGCGACCACCATCACGCTGGCGGCTGGCGAATCAGCCGTCATTGTCTGTAATGCCGCTGCATTTTTTACCGTGGGCAAATCCACATCGACCGCAGGGTCTGTTGACACTCAAACCTTCACGGCTTCCGGCACCTGGACAAAACCAGCCGGAAAAATCGCGCTGGTCGAATGTTGGGGCGCTGGCGGTTCCGGCCAGCGCGTCGGTTCGGGCACCGGTGTAGGCGGGCAGGGCGGCGCGTATGTCTCGACGCTCATTCCTCTTTCGTCTCTCGGTGCGACTGAAACGGTAACAATCGGCGCAGGCGGCGCATCAAAAACCGCGGATGGTAATGGCAACGAGGGTGGCAATACGACCTTCGGCGCGCACCTGACCGCGAAAGGTGGGGCCGGTGGCAACGTCGCTGACGCCGCCGTGTCCGCCGCAGACTTTGCGACCGGCGTCGCTCAAAAGTTTGAAAACGGCCCGGCGCGTGTGAGTGGTGCGAATGGCACCGCCGCATCCTGGGCGGGGGGTTCCGGCGGCGAGGGTGCCGCCACGACCTATACCGGCGGCACGTCTTTCTTCGGTGGCGCCGGCGGCAACGGCGGCGACGGCTCCCCTGCACCGACTGCCGGAACTGCGCCAGGTGGCGGCGGCGGCGGTGGCCTGTCTGCCAACAGTGGCGCGGGCGCGGCTGGCCAGTGCCGGGGGACGGTGTGGTAAGGGGGCAGGATGAAAACTTTTGCACATGTAAAAAACGGTGTCGTGGCGAACATCAGCGCGTGGGCTGACGACGCGGAACTGCCGGAGTCGCACGTCGATGTGACGGGGATGGATGTCGGGCCGGGCGACCTGTACGACGGGCAGGTTTTTACACGACCGGCGCCCGATCCTGTCGCGCGGACAATCACCGCCGATCATTTCCGCGACCGCTTCACCGTCGAGGAAATGGATGCCGTGCTGGCCTTAGCCTACGGCGGCGATGCGATTGCCCGTCGGCTATTGCTCAAGTTGCAAACCCAGTCCGTCATCAACCTCGGCTCGGCCGAGTTGCTTGCCGGCCTGGACTATCTGGTGACGACGGGCGCGATCACCGAGGCGAGAAAAGTTGAGGTGCTGGCATGACCGCCGACCCGGTCGCCAATCCAGAGCGTACCTTCGTGTTCAGGCCATACTTCAAGTGAGGCATGTATGTTCTCGATAAAGATTGACCAGTTCGGTGGGGAGAT